TGCTCATTAGAGTCCTCTCGTATAAACAACGGTTTCTTTCGTCCAACCTTGGTTAAGTAGATAAGGCTCTAGCGCCTTTTCTGCTGTCCTTACTTCAATCTTTTTATATCCCGCGTCTTTTGCTACTTGTTCAAAGAACGGGTAGTACTTTATGACGCAACTCTGACCGCGCTTTTTAGCCCATGCGAGCCACATAAAAAAAGTGCGCTCCTCTGTAAACTCATCTACCTCCTCAGTGGTAATAACAAAACCTTCTGGAGCCATCCAAAAATGCGCTTGCCCGTTAACACAACTGGCGTAAACATCTTCGGGCGTAAATGTTAGTTGAGGATTCTCAGCAACAATCTCTTCCAGACCCATTTTTGCCCAATCCCAATGGTCGCGGATCGAAGCGTAGATTGGATCACCCCCTCTCTCGTCCATACCGATTACGTCTTCCTGATCCAGACCTGCCGACCCCTCCATAAACCACTCTCCTAGCTACGCCTTCATTAGCGTGTCTTGCTCTGCGCTCAGCGTTAACAACGGCTTCTCCGAAGAGATTTCCGTAGAGCTGTGCGCTTTGTAAATCAGACCATGCTTTTCCAGGCATCCTAAGAAGCCGAAATAAAGTGCCATTGACCACAGCATCGCGGTACTCGTCCATAATCTGTTCGTCACATGTAGTCGACGAGTGGGACGGCTTGAGCTGTGCTCTAATTATTGTGCTGGAAACTGCAGTCGCGTTGGGTACTGGAACTAGCCAGAAAACGCTTTTTGACTGCTGCACGTAATACTCTGGATCACCCGCGTAACCAGTCTCACGCCACTTAGGTTTACGCTGCTCTAGCAGAGCAGTAGATATGGGTTCTAAGTCTTTGCCTTCGTAAGTGGCCCACATGACCTTATGAACAATGGTTCCACTCGGAGCCTCAAGGTCATATTCGTAAATGTTAGCTACCGTTGTCACCGGATCTAGCTCAGCTTGGTACGCGCCCGTCCGTTCGCAGAAATCGATAGCCGATGACCTAATCGTGTTTTCGACCAGTGTGTCAGTGCAACCATCAACCATCGTCAAAATCTCAGGGAGAAGCGTCTCATAAGCAATCGCCATTTTTTATACCCCCCTCGGCACGCTGGAGTCAGCATTCGGATTACTTATTGCGTCGATTTGAGCTTTGCCTGTTACAGATGCCGTAAATAACTGGTAGTGAGTCCCTGCACGCTGAGCATTACCAGCAAACTCGGCGTCCTTCATATAAGCCATGTACAGCACGTAGTTCATGATGGCGTTAGCAAAGATATCGGGGATAGCTAAATTCCCGTTCTGAGCAACAGTCGCGGGGTTAGCTGAATAGACAATTTCTAGGTACGCATTCCCTGCAACACCAGGGTATACATAAAAGTCCCTTGGGTTTGTCTCGTCGTAAACGAAATGCTTTACAACTGTCGTGTGGGCTGCACCACCAGTAACAGCGGGGTCATGCCAATCAGGCGTTTGAGCGTCTAGGACAGTACGGTCTACTAAGCGCACCGCCCGTTTCCCCGTACCACTAGCTGCGGCTGACATATTACGAACAACATTGAGCAAACGATTACCAGCTGTAGGAATCGACTGTTTAGTACCAGTAACCAGAGTTACTGTCGTATTTGTTGCGGTTGCATCAGGTTTGAGCAGCGCGAGATCGCGCTGTGCATCGTTAACCCAAAGGACTAACTCCGCTACGACAGGCCACCTCACTCCCGTGGTGTCTTGGAGTACGGTTTGCGCTCTATCAATTACGCTTTGTACTGTGACTGCCATACTCTACCTATGAGTTAAGAACTGATTCCCACGCTACATCACGCGCGTCTGAGCCAATTGATTTACCCATTGCTTTGTTTACAGCTGCGGCTTTCGGAGAGCCATCAGCCTTAAAGTTATCCGGGTCACCTTCATCCATCATTTTTTCTAGGGCTACGACAATGTCGTCGCTAGGCTCTTCACTAGCCTCTACAACAACTTCAGGCTCGCTTTTGGCTTCACCTTCTCGAACTTCTTTTGCGCCCATTTGAATTGCCACTAAGCCAACCTCGTCCCCAACAGTTATTGGGATACCAGCCTCGAAGACAATTGCTCCACCACTTAAAGTCGTCACTCGTAATGACTCTGTACTTATGATCTTCATGATTTGTTCCTTTAGGGTAAAAAACCCCCCCTCCGAAGAGGGGGAGGGAGTACTACTTACTACTACTGCGCTGTATCGAGACAGATCACGCCGAAGTCCTGTACAGACCCTGAGATATCAGAGTTGTACTTAGGCTTTCGCATACCGAAGATCTTGCCTACTGAGATACCAGACTGGTTGCCGTAGTCGAAAGTATCTTCGACCATTTCAGGCAGTCCAATGTCAGCCAGAGCCAGAGCTTGTGCGCCACAGAACAGAGCACGCGCTCCATCGATGTTTGCGCCTGCGCCCCACTTGTACCCAGCTGTTCCAGCGTTGCCAGAAGCACCTGACGTGGCACCAGAGGTGTTAAACACATGACGGAACTCGTGGATCATCACGCCATCAACCATCAGGCTAGAAGAACCAGAGAACAAGCTGTTGCTTGACCCTCGAACACCAGCATTACGGACGTTAGCGAGGAAGCTTGTATCCAGCTTGAGATCAGCCATTTGCTGGGGAGTAACAAACATGTGGAATGTTTCTTGGTTACCAGCACCGCGAATACCACGAATGTAGTTATCTTTGGCGTAAGCTTTTATGTTGACGATAGTCTCGTAGCTGATCTTATCAACTGCGGCTACGGCGTTAGTTGCACCAGCAACGAGTCCATCAGTTGCATCCCATCGACGATGACGATCAGCTGTAGGAGCAGACACATCGGAAGCGTAGGCAAGGTCAACAAGTTCTTGACCGTTTACTGCGCCACCAACAACAGTACGCAGAGCGCCGTTGTTCTTAGAAGTGTAAGCAACACCTGACAGAGTCAAGAACGCAAGCTGGTCACAACGGTCAGCCATTGCGTAAGCAAGTGCGTCACGAGACTGCTCGCGAAAGTTAACAACTGTCTTCTGGTCAGCCATACGGCCAGCGATTCGGTTTGCGAATCTCAACTGGTCAAGCTCAATGGTGATGTCATACGCGCGGAGGGCTTCTTCATTGCCTTCCAAGGTGTAGTCACCCGTGATGCCGTCTCCGGTCATGTCAGCAAGCAAGGTGATGTTTGCCTTGGTGCCTTTTTGGTTTTTAGTGAGTTCAGTAACCCGCTGAACCATAGCGTTTGAGCCAGTTCCAGCAAATTGGTTAATGAAAGATTGGTTGCGAGCTACTTTCCAGAAGTCGCGGCTCCAAGTTTGGAGCTGGTCACCCGTCAAGGTGCCGAAGTTCGTTAAAGCCATGATGGCCTCCAATAATAGACAAATTTTGTGCAGCACACGCTGCTCTATTAGCCGACTTTTGGAGCGGCTAATCCGTTGTCCCTGTATCGTCAGGGCGACGAACTAGCGCGGATTAACGAGGGGCGACCTCGACAGGTTTTACGCCTTGTGCAGGCGAAGTACGTTTTTTACGCCTACGAGGCGGCCTCATATCGTAGAGACGGACGTGTGTAGAATATTAGCGTGGGTATTATCTTAAAGCAACAACTTTCGTTACCGAACATTCAGTGTGCGCTTAATGTTCTACCGGATACTCTTTTATCCCTTGTAGTACTTTTTCTACTATAAGATCGTTTTTTTGATCCATTTCGAAGAGAAGAAGCTGGTTGAAGAAAGCCATATCGCACTGTTCGCCTCTCCACCCTCTCTTAGAACACTTGCATAGCTCCCTATTTGAGAGCGGCAGTCCTAGTGGATAAGACTTCGCAGGAAACCTAATTTCATCCCGCCCGCAGTCTATTACGAACCATTCGTCTCTTGACTCTACATTGCCAGGTAGCAAAATAACCGCTAAAAATATTGAGCGGCCCAAGTGCTCCCATGCTGTGCCTCTAGAGGATATCACCACGAAGACGCTTTAGCGTTGCTTCAGGCAAAGCGGCGAACTCTTCCTCAGTCATAGTCGATAGATCAAGGGCTTTCTCGCCGTGCGTCGAGCTACTCTCCCCCGGTAATTCAGGCGGTTGTGCATCTGCTGCCTTCAGCTTCTTTTTAACTTGGGCGCGCTTTTTAGCAACCTCATCGACACTTTTTTGCGCTTGACCAGCCAAACTTGGCACACTTTCTTGCGCTTGATCCAAATCGTGATCTTTTACGACAAAATTCACTGCCTTAGATAGCGCGTCTACAGCCTCAAAACCTTGAACTATGAAAGCGTCTCTTAGCTCTACCACCTCGTTTGTGTAGTCCTCACTAAAGTCCTCAGAGTTATGATCAAAGATGGGGTAGCTGTCCTCCATTGCAGCAGCAGCCTGTTGTAAGGCATTCATCTGTCTGTCTTTAGTAACGGCCTGCGTCATTTCTTGCCGCATTTCGAATTCAAGCTGTTCGCGCTCTGCTTTTCTAATCTCGCGACGCAACGCGACTGCCTTGTCAGTCTCGCCATCCAGTACCATGTTCTGGTATTCGAGTTCTTTTTGGTCAAAGTCGTAGTCTTCGGGAGCGTCTTCAGATTTCTCATTCGCGGCCTTTATTTCGTCCAACTGTTTCTGCAACGCCTTCTGCTTCGCCAAGACTTCATCAAGCCGCGCTTTAGGCACCATTGTCTTTTTAGCTGGTTTTTCCGCGACTTCAGGCTCTTCTAATTCCGCAGCTTCTTCGAGCGGGGATTCGTCATCATCCACGTCTTCATCTTCTGCAGCCTCTTCATCTTCTGCAGCCTCTCCATCATCTGTAGCTTTTTCAGCCTCTTCAGCCTCTTCAGACGGCGCTTCTTCATCATCTGCAACTTCTGAAATCTCCTCTAGTACCTCCGCAAAGCTTAGGTCAAGCTGCGGTGAATCATCATCTTCGGGCGCATCAGCTCCAGGCATTACTGGGAACTCAAGGGTTGTTTCTTCGGTTGAAGACTCGTCTTTCTTACTCATTTAAGAACTCCTGTTCTTTTTTTGGCTGGGGGGTGTTATTTCTCGCCTGCTGCATAGCCGTAGTCGCTATCTTGGTAGCTGCACTAGTCTCGGACTGCCCTTGGCGTATCTGGTTAGTTGCGGAAGAAAGCTCTCGACGGAGAGCCAGCTGTTCCTGATTCATCTGGATCTTCGCCTGTAGCTCTGCAACGCGAATCTGAGGATCAACTTCACTTGCCCCTTGAGCTTTCGCCATATTGAGCGCAGCTTCAGATTGAAGCTTCTGAACTTCAGCTTCGAGTTTCTGCATCTCAAGCTGAAGTTCCATCATGGCAACTTGTTGCTGCTGCGCTTGCGATTCTGCTTCCTCTGGGGTTGGCGGCTCTTGGCCTGTCATCTGACGGATACGCTTAGCCAGTTCGCCTTTACGGGCTAAGTGGCTGTACTCAATAATTGCATCATCAGGGACTGCTACGCCCGCTTGCCGCAAGTTGAGCGCCTCTGCGAACTGGACTTCATCGAAGCTGTCGCGCGCTGGGGCTGTAGAAACAATGACGTCGTACTCACCAAGCGTAAGGTTGTTAATGATCAGCCCTTCGGGGGTCATCTCATTAACGACCATCTCTTCACGGGGCTTTAGCGGGTCATCCTCATTAGTCACCTGAATAATTCGCTGCTCAGTGTAAAAAGTCTGGATAAGGTTCAGCACTTTCTCCGCTAAGTACTGTCGCGCTTTTCGGAGGTTATCTAACGGCACCTGAATCATTACCGCACCACGATTCTGTTTAGCTTGGATCGCAATACCTGAAACTTCAGCGCTGTCTGTGCCCAGCATCGAGTCAGTAACCCCCGATATAGTCTGGATGTTTGCAGCTGCTTTTGATGCGATCCTGTCTAACCCAGTGGGAATCGTATTAGGCGTAATCTTCATCGGCGGGGTAGTGCCGCGCGCATATTCAAGCACCAGACCCGACTCAGCGCCGTGTTCCTCTAGGTCATCAGCTGTCATACCAATCAGCGAGCCGCTCTCAACCATCCATCCACTATTAGCGGTAGTATTAACAATATGCAGCTCTTGGCTGGCAATTTTATTGAGCTGTTCTTGCGGAGATAAAAGGTTTCGAACAACCCCGAAAGGTTTGCCCCTGCGGAAATAGCAGAAGAAAGGCACGATTGTAAAGTCGTTATAAGGTGACCAACCGTCATGTAAAACAACTTTGTCGCAAGTAACCGTCCAGCGAACCTTTCGGATCATCTTGCTGATTAGCGTGAGGTTGTACTGCTTGGCAAACTTCTTACATTTCGCTTCCTTCCAAGCCTCTGGGCACTGCCTTTGATCACCCGTATCAGGGTCAACGAAAAAATCAGTGCGTGCAAACTTCTTGTGCTGACGCTCGACTACACGAAGCGACTTTACGTTCCGATATTCGTCATCACCTGGGACTCCCGGCCCAAAATGGTCGTCGCCATTCTCAGTTGCACCAAAACGGGACTCGTGATACTCCACAGAATCAGGGCCGAAGCTCATACCGTTTTCTGCTACGAACAACAAACGCTCCGCTTTCTTTTTACCATACAACTCTTCGATCTCGTCCAGCGTCATCCACCTGGTTTCAAACACTTCGGTCCAAGTCTTTGGGTCAGCGTCCTTGGCGTCAGGGTCAATGAGTATGTCCAGCGGATCTTTGGCCGTGATTCGAATTTCGCCTTCAACATGATCGCTAAAGTCTATACGCACATCGAAGAAGCCGCGCCCATCCATGATCAAGCCGTCTGAGAATACCTGTTGCTCAACCCAGTCGAGCTTGTTGTTATCTGCGATCTGCATGTACAGCTTAGTCAACGTGTTTGCGACTTCTTGGTCACCGCCACGGCGAGGCTTGAACTGGATATCTGCGCGCCGTGTGGACTGCTCACCCAAAATGGTATTAACCGTAGGTAGAATCGTGTTAATAGTCAGTGCAGGACGGCCTTCTGCTTCTAGCGCAGATGCGTCGTCTGCGTCCCACTGCTCACCCTGGTAATAATCGTCACACTTCTGCGCCATACGGACATAATCAAGGTGCCCGTTATCGCGAGCACGTTCATAACGTGTCCACTGGGTTCGTGTGATCTCTTCTTCCTTGTCGGGGGAAATCTTTTGCTCTTTCATGTTATGCGCTCATAGCTGATTTGGTGCGGTCACTTTTCATCAGGGCTGGCAGTCTGTCTCGCCAGCTGGGTACGTGCTCGATTTTTTCAACAAACGTCGAGAACTCGGTCATCATTAAACCAATCCACGCTAATGCATCTACCTGATCATCATGTACACCATTTGGAAACCTCAATAGCTCTGCTACCAAAGGCCCGGTGAAGTTTTCTTCTTTTGGCAGGAACACCATGCCCTGCTGCATCCGGCCTTGGATCGCTCGCGCGCGAGCCTCTTTATCTCTACGTCCTGTTTTTAAATCTTTGAAGTACGCTTCGTACAGCCCACGCTCACGAACCCGCTTCTCTAGGAACGGCCCGAGGGCCATCTCAATATGTCCTTTCTCAATCCCGATAATGCTGGGCTTCCACATCTCATAGAGATCTAGAATCCGCTCAACGATCTCGAAGCCATCGAACCTGCCACGTACCATATCGACCACGTACAGCTGGTCCTGCTCATCAACGCCTACAACGATGCCAACGGTGTAATCGTTTCTATCATTCTTACCAATCGCCAAGTCCCACGCACAGTAGAACTTCATGCGGTCATGGTCGATGTCATCGCGGTTATAGTAATTCAGCATGTCTCGGGTGAAGTATTCACCGTCATCTGCAACAGGATTCTGCTGATACAGCGCCGACCAATCGCGTGGGCCAACGGCTTTTTCAATTCTGGCTAGAGCCGACTCATCGTATCGCTCAGCATGGAGCGCTTCGCCCGTCTTTCGGAACTCTTCATCAACTTCGGCTCTTGCAGGATAGTTAACAACTTCCCACTGCTCTCCGTTATCAGCGGCTGCTTTAAGAAGCCGACCTGCAAGGTCGTCATCGTGCCAGCGAGTAAGAATGACAAGAACGCCTCCACCAGGGGCCAGCCGCGTGTACGCCGTCGACGTATACCAATCCCATGTACCCTCTCGTGCATTTGCGCTCTCAGCGTCATCGCGGTTCTTTACAGGGTCGTCAATAACAAGAATATGCGCGCCTTTACCCGTGATACCGCCGCCGACACCCGCCGCCACATAACCGCCGCCCGTTGTTGTAAGCCAAGCTTCTGCACTCTGGCTTTGAGGATCGAGGCGCGTTTTGAAAGCTGACTTGTAACCTTCTTCACGCAGGAGTCCACGGACTTTACGGCTGAACGCCATCGCCAAGGAGCCTGAGTACGAGCACGAGATAAACTCATGCTCTGGATTTCTGCCCAAGTGCCAAGCCGGGAACGCCACGCTTGCGAGCGTGCTTTTACCGTGCCGAGGTGGCATGAAGAGCATAAGTCTAGGACTCTTTTTCTCAGCAACATCTCTGCTAAACCCCTCCAACCTTTTACAAATATCTTTGTGAACCCAACCCGCTTGGTAGTCGTGGTTAAATCTTTCCACGAACGGCAGTAGCCGCTTGCGCGTCAGGAACCGCAGCGCAAGTTCAGCGCGCGCTTTCTCTTCTACCGTCTCCTGCTCCGGCGTTTCTGGATCACGGGCCGTGGGCAGCGGTCCTTGCTCCGCGATATCCGCTTTGCAATACACGCACAGTCGGTCAAGCCCCGCGTAAAGCGTTTCAGGGTGCTGATTTTTGCACCTGACACACTCAATCTTGAGAACTTCACTCATCTAATGGTTGCGCCTTCAATGCTTTGACATAGTTGATCATTGCGTGGTCATTTACCCAGTTGCCCTTGGTATTACGCTCCCCCAGTGGCAACAACTTGCTTGGACTCCCCATAAAAGGCGGAAACTTCGTCGCAATGTCGTTCTGGAAGCGGTACTGGCTAATCGGGCGGGTCAGCACCTTCAATTTACCCACTCTCGGTGCGCCAAAAGTCACAATTTGGTCAATTTTTCCATCGTCACCCGCTTCTCGCTGGATTAGTGCAGCCGTTATCAGCGCACAGGCTCCACCAAGGCTATGACCTGTCAGCGTTACCGACGCTAGGTCGTTATCGACCATGTGATCGAGGACCACGTACCCCAATCTACGGCTCGCCTTTAAGAAACCAGCGGGGCACAGTCCCAAACTGGGACTCCATAACGGGAAAATTCGCATATCGCGCAACACGTCCACTGGTTTCTTGATGTTAGTGCCCGCAAAAGCAATTATTTTCTTGTCTTCCGAATACAATATCTCCATCCCAGCCGTGACATGGTCCCACTCCTTGTAAACCCGCGCAGAAAGCCTTGCACAGTCCAGGTGACTACTCGGCATCAGGCTCTTCTACAATTGTCATCTTCCTCGTTGCGTTAATGCAAAAAAGGTTCGAGCCCAACGCCGTTATGCAGTAGTCAACCTGCCCTGGTGCTCCTAACGCTATTGTCTTGGGGTCTGCTGGTAGCGACCCGCAACCTGCCAGCACCAACAGGGCCAGCAGAGTTGCGCTTAGTGTTTTCATTAGTACGCCCTTGGCCGTCTTGGTTTCCGTCTTGGCCCAGCTTTAGGTTTCGGTCTAGGCTTCGTAGCAACTTTTCCTCGA